CATTTCCATATTGATTTAAGGGAAATAATTTGTTGGCTAAAGAAGGTTCGTCAATAAGTTGGTCAGGACTATCAATAACAGAATAATCTGATTGGCTATACTCAAAATTAATAGGGGGCGTAAACTTACTAGGAGATTTACTATAAGGTTGTAAATTCCTTTTAGTAAGTCTTGTTAAGAAGTTTTCAATATTAATTAAATCTAAAGGACTTGTCGCCATCTATGTTTTATTTATAAATAGATTGATGGTATTTTTTTTTGATTATGATGTTGGTTTCATTTCTGATTTTATAGATTGTTTCGATATTTTTGATAATTGTTGTCTACCACTTTCACTATTGAAAAAATCAGTAAAGAATTTGTTTAGATATTCGGCACTAACACCAGGAGGGGCATCGACCTTAATTGTGATTACGCCACCAAAATCAAGTTTTTGTAATGAAATTTTACCAGGGTCTTTGTCTTTACCCATTCCCTCAATTTGTCTTGCTCTTGCACCACTAGCTCCAAACACCGAAGCACCACCAACCTCAGCGGTTGTTTTAACTTTAGTTTTAATTGTTCCAACTTTACCTGTATCAAGAGCATTTTTGAATTCTTCAACAAGTGACTTAAAACCTTGTTCCGATGCGGAAGTACCTTTAACTCCAGAAATTACTTCTCCTAATCTTTTTGATGCCATATCACCGATACCATCCGTTGATTTAATAAACTTATCTTCAATTTCTTTAAGTTGTGTTTCAAATTTTTTCTGGTCTAATTCTCCTCCTTGTTTTCCCATAATTACGGCAGTAATCGACTTTAATGCATCATCAACAAACCCACTAACCTCTTTTGTTTGTGGGGTTACGTCAGTAAGTTTACTTGAAATTAATGTTGAGATGTTCCTTAAACCTTCAGCATTAGACACAACTTCTTTTGCTCCAGCAACACCGTATCTCATTTGATTTATAATCGCTTGTAAATCCCCACCAATAACCGTTAAAACATCTAACTGACTTCTTTGAATTTCTTCAACCGTTTTTGGTGCATTCTCTTGTTGTTCTCTAAGTTTTGTAATTTGTTCTGCAGTTATTTCACCTAATTTAACTGTTTCTTGTTCACCTCTGGCGTTTTTAACTTTAACCGTATATTCACCCTTATCCATTTGGGCCATATTTGCCAAAAACATTTTATCTTCCTCTTTTTCAAAATTAATACTTGGACTTATGGCAGATAATCTATCATCTAAATCTGCGGCAGCTAATGCGGTTTTACTTAATTGTTCATAAGAAATTCCTGTTTCTTGAGCCATTTCTCTCAAGGTTAAAATACCTTGAGGGTTTATTCTAAATGATTTTGTTTTTTCGTCAAAATATGTGAATTGTTTTGTAGCATTAATTAAACTATCTTGTAAAGCGCCAGGGTCGTTAATTGAATCATTCATTAATTTGAATGGGTCTCCCAAACTACCTACAGCCAAACCTAATCTTTGAAATGCCGCAGACATATTAATAGCACCTTCAGGAGTAATAACTTTGTCGGCAAAATTAGCAGTATCCCTCATATCAAATCTTAACATAGATGCTTGTGCCGCCATTTTGGTCAACCCTTGAACACCATCATTAAAATTAAATCGATTCATTGAATCTAAATTTCGAACAACGTCATTTGTTATTGTTTTAGCATTTAAACCTAAATTTTGAACATATCCAATCGATTCTTCAACATTCACACCAATTTGAGAAACCTCATAACCCGCATTACCAAACGATTCAGTTAAATCGGCAGCAGTTCTATTTAATATTTGTCCTGATGCATATAATTTAGAAACTTGTTCTTCTGTAGCAATTACATTTCTTCGAGAACCCTCAGCAATTCCAGCCATTGTTTCAGTAACATCAGAAATATCACCACCAAGTTTATTTATCGATGAAACAGAATCTTTAATAGCATAATTCATCTCCTCGATTCGAACCCTTCCACCACCAAATGCTCTGTTAAGGGTGTCCGCCTCAACAATCATATTTGAAATTGCAGAAGCAACACTTTGTAACGGACTTGTAATGTCGTTAAGTAGTTTTGCTATATCCTCTAAAGATTTTTTATTATAATCGTCTGCCATAATTTAATTTCTCATTACCTATAAATAGAAGAAGGACTAATTTTTTAGTCCTTCTTATTATTTTCAACCCATTTATCTAACAAATATTTTCTCATAAAAACGGGCATTACCATAAAATCTTGATACGTTATTTTCATTAACGTATTTAAGTAATAAAACTCATCAAGTTGTCCTTGTCTATAATCCGAAGAAAGGACGAAAAAAGTCAACCCCAAAACCGACGTTAACTGTCAGTTGTTCTCCTGATGGGGCTATTACTACTCTCGACATATCGAGCTTGGGTTCATTATCATCCATAAACTTACGATAAGTTTTAGAATCAAAAATTGGCATTGACTCAACAAACTTAGCAATTTCTGTTTTATCTGTTGTTCCATTTACCTCTACTATTTCCTTATTCATTCTCCAAGTCACTCTTGGTACAACACGTCCTTGAGGATATGTTTCAGCCATCCGTGATAACTCCATAATCTCACCATACGATAATGGTTTAGCTTTAATGGTTGCTTGAGATTTAGGTAAGTTAATTGAAAAAGTTCCATCTTCTGATGGTTGTTGTCCATTAACAATAGAAAGTTGGTCTAATAAAACATTTGCTTGAAATGGTTTTTTAGTGACTGGGTCAGTAAGATTTAACATTATTTCTGGACCGAATGCTGTATTTCTTAAAAAGATAAGAATAGCCTCAACGTCTCCTTCTATTAATTCTTCAACTCTAATGTCGGGTTCATATATCTTTGACCTCAATAAATTAAGAGTCAAATCTTTTGCACCACCCATTAAAATATTTTCATCGGAAGCGGTAAGATATCCCACCTTAATTGATTTCTTTTTATTTTTATAAAAAATACCTTGCGAAGGTAATGGTACCACATCGTGTGGTAATGTAAAATTCTGTTGACCGTAGTCGTTTGATTGTTGATTGTCCATATAAAAAAATAACCGTAAAGTTTAGCTTTACGGTTAAATATACTTAGTATTGTTTTTTAATAAATAGTAATTAGTAAACTAATACACATCTATCCATTCTTAACGACGTAGAGATTGTCGCCAAAGCATCTTGAGCGTATGATAACGAGTTAAAGTTAACGTCAGTTAAGAATGTTCCATAAAGAATCCACTTCTCAACCACAACACCCGTTGGGTCTAACATCTCCAAGTCAATATCTTTTTTATAACCCGCAGCATAACCCATACGACCTGTAACTGATTCAGCGTGTAAACGTACCCACTCCATCAATGCTTGTGACGCTGAAGGACCAATTGGGTCTCTAAACGTGACAGCTAATGGTTGCCAATTGAATCTTCCTGCAACATATGTTGAAGTATTTAGGAAAGGGATTTCTGTAGCAGCAATTTGAATATGTGGTCTCTGAGCAGTTTCTACGAACCATTCATTTATACCCAAACTTGATGGAAACCTTAAGATGAAACGATTCTGACGTTTTGGTTCATAAGGAACCGGCATTTTCATTAATAAATCAGCCATATTATTTTAATTTTTATTATTTTATTTATTCTTATAAATATAAGTTAGTTAAAAATATTTCTATTTACTTTTTTTTATATAGAATTATTCATTATATATAATTTCTAGCACTAATATATATTCTAGTTTATTTATATTCTTTCTTAATTCCTCCTGATGTAGAATAAGTCTTTACTATATTATCTGGTTTTTTCTTAAAATGTTTACTCATTAGTTCAACATTTCTTAAATCGTCATCTGAAAAACCAATAGATATTTTACTAGGGACAAATTTATTGGACACATCATTTTTGAGGAAAGCTCTCTTATTTAAGATACCCGCCATTCCTTTAATATAATCCACAAATCCTTCCATCGCTTTGACTTTCGCAACCTCAGGGTTGGCAGCACCTTCTTCGTCTCCAAAAGAAACGGGGTGGTATTTGTTAAGTTCCAAATACGTTTTAATTAATTCAGTATCAGTCATATCCTCTTCACCAGCAAAACTTCTATATTTTTTTAAGTTCTTAATAAGTGATTCTTTATCAATACCATTAAAACCGTTAATAATATAATTATAAATTCCCTCTTTAATTGTATTTGGGTTATGACCTCTTGCGGTTATAATCGCAAATATTGAACCATTATTAATTGCTTCTCTAAAGTCATCAAATGCCGGTCCTACTTTTGCTCTCATCGCATCAACCAAAAACTCTTTGTCTCCTTCAGTTGTGAAGTTACGAAACGGATTTTCCGCAAAACCAACAATTGTATCACCATTATATGTAAATGGTTCTTTACCAATTTGACCTCTAAACTCTGCAAAATCGTCTGTACTCATACCAACCTCATCACCTTCTTCCGACTTCAAAATAATCTTTGTCGGCATATGAACAATATTATCGTCCCAATCAAACGCATAATATTTCATATCTGGTGAACCTTCGGGTTTAAATCCTTCTTTAATTATTTTTTTCATATTTGGCTAAAAAAGTGGGGACGAATCCCCACTTATGTTTTTTATTAAATATTCTCAAACGAAGCTCCTGTTGGAGTAATAAAGAACTCAATATCGATGAATTCTAATGCCTTCGTAGGTTTAAGATATATTTTACCTG